ATTCCACACTATCTCGTGGTCTACACGTATAGTCTGGATGAATTTTATGACATGTACTGGCAAGATGACCTTAAATTTGCCCTAAGAACAGCTAGACATAGCGCTCATCAACGTGAACATGATCTATTGCGAACCTATAAGTATTTCATCGCTCAGCATATAAAGTTACATCTGGTCCAGGTCTACCGAGATAACCAGGGACGAGATCTGTGTATTCTACATACGTACAAACTGAACATCTTCAAGCGAATCTGGAGAAAAAAACGACGACCTGCTCAAATGTGATCAGATGTAATCGTCGAGTAAATCGAGCTGTGCCTGGATCTGTTCGGCATCACTTGGATTCTTTTCCAAGAGAGTGGTCAAGTAGGTTCGCAGGAGATCCATTTGGGAGCAGCCATATTTTTGGTAATACGTCTGTAACCCTTTTAGACATTTTTGTTTTTCTTTCTCGAGACAAATCTGTAACTCAATCGGGTCAATCGCACACTTGACCTCAGGACTGGTTTCACTCTTTGTCACATAGATTGTATTATCCATAGAATCTATTTTATTCTCATATAAAAATATTGCGATACTTTACGTAGAATGTCAAAGACGAATACCGAACCCCTCCTCCAAGAAGATCACCGCTATGTCATGTTCCCTGTCTCAGATCAGACCATTTGGAAGATGTACAAGAAACAAATCGATTGTTTTTGGCGACCGGAGGAAGTGGATACGTCTCGAGACATGACTCATTGGGAGAAGATGACTCCCGATGAGCGCTACTATATCAAGATGATCCTTGCCTTTTTTGCGGCGAGTGATGGGATTGTCTTGGAGAATTTAGGGGTTCGTTTTATGAACGAGGTTCAGTTGCCCGAAGCCAAGGCTTTTTATGGCTTTCAGATTGCGATGGAAAATATTCATTCCGAAACCTATAGTTTATTAATTACGAGTTACATCAAAGACGACGAAGAAAAGAATCGGCTCTTTAATGCGATTGAGAATTTTCCGTGTATCAAGAAGAAGGCACAGTGGGCCCTCAAATGGATCCAAGACAAGCGCAGTTCGTTTGCTTCGCGCCTCATTGCGTTTGCCTGTGTGGAAGGTATCTTTTTCTCGGGCGCCTTCTGTTCTATTTACTGGCTAAAAAAGAGAGGGCTCATGCCCGGTCTCACCTTTTCCAATGAACTCATCTCGAGAGACGAGGCGCTTCACACAGAGTTTGCGGTGTACCTTTATAACAAGCTCGAGAAGAAACTTGCTCGGAAGAAGATCCAGGAGATCATTCAGTCGGCGGTGACCATTGAGAAAGAATTTATTACAGAGGCTCTCCCATGCCGCCTGATTGGCATGAACTCCGACCTGATGAATCAGTACATTGAATTCGTGGCAGACAGACTCTCACTCCAACTGGGGTGTGACGAGATTTATCATGCGAAGAACCCCTTTGATTTCATGGAGATGATCAGCTTGGAACAGAAAACAAACTTCTTCGAGTCGCGTGTCTCGGAATACTCGTTGGCGGAAAAGTCTGGGAAGGAGGACGCATTTGGGGACGATGTGGTGTTTTAGTTAAGATTAGTATTTGATGATATGGTTGATCACAAAGTAAGGGGGCATAACATCGAAAGAATCTGGTGTCGCTTTGCCTGCGTCTTGTAGAGAAATATTGGATTCTCCGTCAGGAATCGTTGCCTTAGATGACCCAATGCTTCCACTAGTAGTAGCGTCATTTATTGTAACATTTGCTTTAGAAGTACCTGTTTGCCGGGTAGTCACCCCAAACCAAACAACATTCGGCCCGGCCCATTGTGGGGGGGTCGACTCATACCTAGTGTAACTGTGACTATGCGAATCATTGCTAATTGTATGCGTATGTTTAGTTGCTGTAAATGTGTGAGAATGCGCTCCGGTAAATCCTCCATGATCGTGTCCCTGATCTCCAATTCCATCTGTAATGGTATGAGTGTGTGACGGAATATTCGTATATTCAAGTGTTTTGGACTTGCTCCCTCCAACACTTCCTATTTGATCCGTAGATTTGCCACACATTATCTTTTCTGATAAATCTGGAGGTGTACACATGGTATTCGTGTGTGAACTTCCCGGAGTCATCGAATTTAGTAGGTTAGACAGGGCTTCAAATCTACCATCAGGTTCTGTTCTCAGAATACCATTACATATAATCCATCCATCTGGATCATTATTGCCCATGTACTGGATGATGCTACCCACTGGATAACTTGCCCCACGATCTTTAAAAAGAAAAGACATATACTTCCCTCTTATTTTTTATGGCCATTTTTTACTCACGAGAAGTAGCTTAATACTTGATGATATAATGGATTACAAAGTAAGGGGGCATAATATCAAAAGCAGAACCTGTTCCAGTATTATTTACTGTGATGTTCGTTTTTCCTTTATTAATTGGAGCGGTTGAATTGTCAATACTCCCTTTAGAATAGTCATCTAGAAGTTTAATATTGGTTGCGGCAGCATCGGTGATTGCTTCCGCACTATACTTCCAGGTGGCATTGTCGAGTCCTTGCATGCCTGGTTCATCTTTTCTATATTCGTATGTATGACTATGTCCTCGGTCTGTAATACCGTGGTTATGATAATTTTCCAAATAACTATGATCATGCTGTCCAGTAAATCCTCCATGAGTGTGACCACCATCCGTAACGAGATGAGTATGCGAAGGAATATTGGTCGCATCGAGTGTTTTCATCTTATTCCCTGTCATCTTTCCTATTTTGTCTGTGCCTGATTTTCCATACATTATCCTTCCGGATAAATCTGGAGGTGTACAATGATTCGCATCGTTTACAATCGCAAATCCAGAAGCATTCCGTACACGATCTTCCATATCATTTAATACCTTGGCCAACTCAAAAAATCTACCATCCTGTTCTGTTCTTAAAAGACCATTACATATAAGCCATCCGTCTGGATCACTAGTACCTATGTATTGGATAATTGTACCCACAGGAGGAACCACAGGACGATCTTTAAAAAGAAAAGACATATACATCTCTCTTATTTTTTATAGCCGTTTTTTACTCACAAGAAGTAGCTTAATACTTGATGATATAATGGATCACAAAGTAAGGAGGTGTAATGTCAAACGCGGTAGCGGTCGCGGTGTTGTTTACCGTGATGTTCGTTTTTCCATTATTAATAACAGCATGATTTAGCTCAACTTTTCCAGTAGCGGTTTCATTGTTTATTGTAATATTGGTTAGCGCATTTCCATAGGTATTATGATTTTCCTTTTGTGTCCAAGAATCAGTGCCGCCAGGAATCATTCCATGTTCAATATTATAACTTTTGTGTCCATGACTATGTCCTGGGTCATCTACACCATGATTATGAGTACTTCCCTTAAACACATGTGTATGATCTCCTGTAAATCCGCCATGGTTGTGTTTATCATTACTAATGGTATGCGTATGTGCTGGAAGATGATTCTCTAACAGAGTGTGGGTCAGATTCCCTCCAGTACTTCCTATTAGATCCGAACCTGCTTTTCCATACAAGACTCTCCCAGATAAATTTGGAGGCGTACATTTGGTATTCGTGTGTGAACTTCCAGGGGTGATTGAATTCAGTAGGTTAGATAAGGATTCAAATCTACCGTCCAGTTCTGTTCTAAGAAGACCATTACATATAAGCCATCCATCTGGATCCATGGTCCCTATGTATTGGGCAATGGTGCCTGGAGGGGAAAATGCGTTGTGAGTTTGATAAAGAAAAGACATATACATTCTCCTTATTTTTTATAGCCATTTTTTACTCGCAAGATTCCAGCGCCCCCTCGACCCACGACTGACGCTCCGAGAAAGCCTCTCCACATACGGTAATCCCTTCGATCGTGGGAATCGAAGGGATAGCACCAGGCTTCCACGCATGGGTACCAATGGCCCACAAATAAGGCTTGATCCACTCTGGTTCATCAAGATTCAATGCTTTGTGAATCGGTTCCAACACTTTCCTTATTTCTTTCTCCGATTTCAGTTTTCCCTTGTCTAGAAAGGGATGAATGTCCGTGTCTTCTACATACGCAATCATGACGATTCCATCGCGAATCGGGATGATATGTCTCGAGACCATCTCCGTGGTCGCAGTAAAGGACAGAGGAAACGTCTTGTACTTAGCATAGATGCGCAGCAATGGCCCTTGCTTCAAGTGACCTACTACGTCTTTGAAAGGTTCCAGTATCGGGAAATGCCGAAACAACGACGGAGGTATGGTCACAATCACCTTTTGAGTGATAGTTCCATCGACGTTCAAATACTTACCCGATCGCGTGATCGATTCGACACGATGATCCAGATGACAGGGTCCCTGAATGGCCTT